GTATTTCACGGTCACGGTCGCGACCGCGCTGCCGGAGAGGGTGGCCACCTCCAGGATGCAGTCCTCGCGGGCCACGCCCGTTCCCTTGTCGACCTTGAGCAGGTCGCCCACGACGTAGCCGGACCCGCCCGCGTTCACCACGGCCGAGGCGACTCGCTCCTGGTAAGCTCCGCCGTCGTTGATCCGCACCGTGAGGATCTCGCCGGAGCCACCAATGGTGAGCACCTCCAGCTTGCACTCGTGGTGGCCCGAGGCATGGGCCAGGGTCACGACGTCTCCCACGACGTAGCCAGAGCCAGCGGCGTTGACGGCCACGGCCGACACGTGCTTGCTGGTCATGATCGCCACCATGCTCGCGAGGAACTCGCGGTAGGTGTTGGATGCTGCTACGGTTTCACTTTGCCACGTCATGTTGTTTTCCTAGATGAGAGACAGTCCCGGCCGCTTCCGCGTTGCACCACCAAACTTGGTTGCGGCCGGTTCCATCAGAAATTATGATTGCTGGATCGCCTGCCGGACTTGGTCCCCGTTGCGTGCGATGAGGTTGACGAAGTTCTGGTCGTAGTCCCCGCCGTCGACTGCGCTCGGCAGCTCGTTCGGGTCGGTGACATTGACCACGGACACATTGACTTCCGGCGGAGGCGGCGGAGCAGCCTGCGCGCCGAGTGCGCCGTTCGGGATCACGGTCCCTGCGTTGCGCGGCACGACCAGCTCGGGGCCTTCCTCGCCCACGAGGTAGGGTCGGCCTGCTTCGATCGGGCCGCCATCTGCGCGGGCCTCGGTCTCCTGACTGGCGTCGATCCCTGCGTTGGCTGCGGTGGTCACCGCCGAGGCCGCACCACCAGTGTAGGCGTCGCCCAGGGTGGACAGGGCCTTCACGACCAGCAGCCGGATGATGATGCGTGCGATCTGCTTCAGCACGTCGGCGGCGAACGCCTTGAAGTTCAGCGAGCCCTCGGTCGCGAGAGTGCTGATGGCCTCCACAGCCTTGTCGGCGAACAGTGTGACGAGTTCCTCGCCGACCTTCTTCAGGTCGTTGGCCTCGTCGCGCATGCGGTTGAACGCCTTGGTGAATCCGTCAGCCATCAGGGTCGCGCCCTTCTGACCTTCCGGACCGATGTCGCGAACCTGCTGACGGTAGTTGTAGGCGCTGATGTAGCCTTCCTTCAGCTTCAGGTTCAGGTCGTCGAGCTGCTGGAAGAACTCCTCGCTCTCGTTGGGCCCAAGCAGCTCCTTGATCGCGGCGTCGGCCTGCTCGGCGGTCCCGCCGATTCCGTCCACCGTGTCCCGGATTCGCTGCACGCCCTCGCGCAGAGTCTTCGCACCCTCGGCGTTCTTCACGAGCGACGCGTGCAGCTTGCCTTCCAGGGCTTCCGCACCGCGCTCGCCAGTTGCCACGGCCTGCCGCTGCAGCGCCTGCATGTGCTGGATCGCGACCTGCAGTCCCTCGTTGAACCCCGGCGGGGTCAGCTCCTTGACCGGGACGGCATTGAGCCGCTCGCGGGCGGCGGCGATCTGGTCAGCGAGTTGCGGCTGGTTCTTCTCGATGAGGTCTAGCTCGCGCAGCTTGCGCAGGCGCTCGTCCTCCTTGGCCGTCAGCGCGGTAACCGCTGCGGTGTATTCCTGGGCAGTCCGGACTGCCATGACGCGCAGCTTGATAGAGTTCTTCTGGGACTCGGTTACCTTGCCGCCACCAGCAACCTCGACACGAGCCACCTCCTTGAGCGTGGCGATCTCGATCTCCCGTGCGCGGCTGGACAGGAATGCTAGGCGCAGCTGTTCCTTCAGCCCGGCCTTGCTCAGGTCGATGGCCTTGGCGTGACGCTCCTGCGCCTTGGTGAGTTCCCACAGGCCAGCCTCGCGCAGCTTGATCTCCCTGGTTCCCTTGGTGACTGCGGCGTCCAGCTTCTCCATCCGGTCGATGAAGGACTTGGTCTCCTTCCTGCCGTTGGCCAGCGCGAGGCGCATGTTGATCAGCTCCTTGTTCGCCAGCCGGATAGTGACCTTCAGCTTGTCGAGGGAGGTCATGCGCTCTGCTGCCGTCTCGAACCGCTCGACCTCGCTGGTCGATGAGGTGAGTGCGTTGGTCATGAAGCCGATCGCGGTTCCGGCCGCAATGGCCAGGAGCAGCATGGGGTTGAACGCCAGGACCGCGGCCTTCGCCTTCACGGCGAACCCGGCCATGGACAGCCCGGCGAGGCGCGCCTGGACCTTGACGCTTACGAAGCCCAGAGCCAGTAGCCCAAGGGCGATCGTGATCTTCCCGATGTGCGGAGCGACGGCGATGACCGCCTTCGCGAACCCTTCGGCCGCACGGGTCGACTCGTTGAACTCGCCGATGGTCTTGATGAACGAGTTGCCCAGGACCTCGAAGGCCTGGGAGATGGTCGGGATCGTCTCCGCGAACTCCTTGTCGATCGTCTTGGACGCCTTCAGCATCGCGTTGATCATGACGTCGGCGGAGATCTTGCCAGCCTCGCCCATCTTCCGCAGCTCGCCGCGGGTGATGTTCATGGACGTGGCGATGGCGTCTGCCACCTTGGGCAGCTGCTCCAGCACCGACCGCAGCTCATCGCCGCGCAGCGCGCCGGACGCCATGCCCTGCGACAGCTGGATGATGCCGTTCTTCGCTTCGGCGGCGGTCGTGCCGGACAGGATCACGGCCTTGTTCAGGGTCTTGGTGAACTGGATCACTTCCTTCTGGGTGCGCCCCAGGTTCTTCGTCGCGATGCTGACGCGAGTGAACAGCTCGGCGGTTGAGGAGTAGGCGGACCTCGTCTCGTTCGCGATTGCGAATAGTTCCTCGGTTGTGTCCGCGAGGTCCTGGGTGCCGTTCGTCACGATCTTCAGACGGTTCTGGAAGTTCGTGTAGGTGTCAGACAGCTGCGCCACTTCTCTAATCGCGAGACCGATACCAATGGCGCCGAACAGCTGCGTCATGATGCGACGCGTCTGCTGCGCGATCTTGCCGGTCTTCCTCAGCTCACGGTTGAACTGCTTGAGCTTTTCGGTCTTTATGGTCTTTCCAATCCCCTGGACTTCCTTCTGCGTCCGGTCCGCCGTCTTCTGCAGGTTCTTCAGTCCAGACTGGACGGCCTTGTTGCCCTGCTCCTTGATCTTGACGTCGATGTTGAAAACTACCATGGCTATCTGATCTTGGTCTTGCCGCTGTTCCGCATCGCCTCACGTTCGGCGGCTGCTCGTTGGATCTGGGCTTTGTTCTGTTCGTTCCTCATGTAGGCGTCGTCCATCCGGTAGATTACCGTCTCGAAGACTTCCTGCATGCGCTCGTTGAGTCCCTTCCGGATGCCGTATTCTGCGACGGTCCAATCCGGGATGGGCCCAACAGCGCCCTGAGTGATGAGTCGGTTTGTCGAGAGCCTGTGGAATGCGGTGAGGTAGAAGCCATCACCGAGACCACGCTCCGGCTCCGCGAGATACCAGTCCGGGCCTTCGCGGCCCGTCGATGCCTTGTATTGGCCCGAGAGGATGTATTCGCCCTCGACTGCGAGTCTCAGCTCCCAGAGAAGCCGGGGAACTATTTTCCCGCCAGCTCGTCCGCATCGGGCGGAACCTCATCGTCGGCGTAGAACTCGCTCTCGTCGTCGGCGACCTCGCGGACGCGGTCGAAGAGCAGCGGTGCTTCCTTGATCAGGGCGAGCAGGAGTTCGAGGACGTTCTCCTCGGTCAGCTCCACCTCGTTGCCGTCGCCGTCGTGGATGAGACCGCCCACCACGATGTGCTTCGAGAAGAGCTTGGCCTGGATCCGGCGGTCCTTGCGGATGTCGTCTACGGTGACGACGTCCTGGCCCTTCTTGCGGGACGCCTTGCCGCCGATGGCGAGCAGGGCGTTGAAGTAGGGCTTGTTGACCGAGCTGGACGGACGGAGTTCGAGGTAGTTGTTGTCGCCTACCTCGGGCAGGAGGACCTGAGCGGTCCGGTCGGAGATGTTGAACTTCTTGAGTTGGGTGAACTTCATGGTGGTGCGGCCCTCCAGGGCTAGGTTCTATCTTCGGGAACGTCTGCGAACATGGACACTCCGATGCTCACGTCTGGGATGGTGCCGGTCGGGTCGTTGAAGGCCAGACCGGAGATGTTGACGAGGACACTCGCGTCGACCGGGAACTCTCGGGCGCCGTCGCCGAAGGTCATGGCCGGGATGTCGATGGCGACGGCCCCATCGCCGTTCTTCATGATCACCGCGAAGGTGACGGTCGTGTTGTTCTTGATCGCGTTCGTGATCTCCTTGTTCGTGAAGAGCATCTGGCCCTCCAGGTTGACCTCGAAGAGGCCGGAGTTCATGAACGATGCGCCCAGCGTGCCCAGGCAGTTCTCCGGGGAGACGTTGTTCTTGAGGCTCAGGGTGAGGCTCTTGAAGCAGACGTCGGAGACTGCGGAGACCACGTCGGTCGTGATGGAGGCGAGGCCACTCGCCGTGTTGATCGCTTCCGTGCGGAGCGGGCTGACGGCGACACTCGGGCCGGTCGCGCGGCTCGCGGTGATGTCGTCCGTGACGGTGCCGATGAAGCCCCAGGTCGCGGTCGCCTTCTCGTTCAGCGGCAGGTTCAGGACCAGCTCGTTGCAGAGGTTGCCGACGGCGTATTCGTAGGCGTCCGTGCCCACGCCTTCGAGGTCGCTGTAGAGGCCCTCGAAGCTGTAGCTGCGCTCGACGAACTCGCTGTCGTCCGACGCGGCGGTCGTCGCCACGTTGCGGCAGAAGCGGCCGAACAGGACGTCGACCAGGGTCGCGTTCGAAGCGTCGGTCGTGTCCAGGTTGACGTCGAGCTTGTCCAGGTTCAGGGTCGCGCCAGAGATCGAGGTGATCCGAGCGTAGCCGTAGACGTCTCCGCCGGAGCCGTCGTCGAACATGTTCTGCCGGGCACCCGCGCCATCGTCCGAGCCGATGTGGATGTATTGGCCGACGAACAGGCCGAGCGTGGACCAGTCGGTGATGTCCGCAGCGGACACCAGGGTCGCGGTCGAGCCCGAGATCGTGAGGGCGAGGTCGGCGATCGCGCAGCGGACGCCTGCCACCTGGAGGCTCGCGTTGGTCGACGGGGTCTCCGTCACCAGCGTGCTGTCGGTCGTCAGGGTCGTGTCGGTCGGAGCCGGGTCCACCGTGATCTGGTGGAGGCCGTTGTTCGCGCTGTTCGTGTAACCCTTGCCGTAGACGAGCGGCCACGGGCCGAGCGCCGTGAACTGGAGCTTGCCACCCAGGAGTGTCGACACGCTCTGCACGGTCCAGGTCGTCGAGGAGGCTACCGGCGGAGGGACGAGCCCACCGGTCGACTTGAGGTCGAACTCCTTGTTCGCCCACTCGGCGAAGATGAAGCCCTCGGCGAAGTCGGTGAACGCGTCCATCGTGAGGTCACCCTCATACTCGACGCTCGACTCGCTGTTGACGACGGTGCCCTTCTTGCGGCCCCGCTCCGGGGAGATGGGACGCCGCTCGACGGTAGTGATCGCCGCGCCGAACGCGGACGGGTTGTTGGGCTCCAGGACGCGCCACCCCGTGGTGGGCTTGGTGCCCAGGGAGGCTTCGATTCCGTAGCGGAGTCCGAAAGTGTTTGTGCTGCTTCTTGCCATGGTGTTGGTCTCCTAACGGGTCTCAGTATACTCGAACCCGGTTTCGACTACAACCATGAAATAGCCGTCCACTTGCCCGATCTCTCGGATGTTGGACGCCAGTAGGTTGATCGTCGTGCCGGTAAGGTGCTTCCCTTCCAGTAGGGTGCGGGCCTCTTGAGCGATGGTGTCTGCCGGGGCGGTCCCGCCAGTGTCTTGTGGGATGAAGATCTGGACGAACAGTGCCCCGACCCTCTGAAATTTGCGGGAGCCGACCCCGCCCTGGGAATACTGGCCGGTGTCGAAGTGACGGACCGACGCGCGGACCCACGGCAGACCCGTGGGCGGCTCGAACTGCTCGTTCTCCAGCGTGACCTGGGCATCCAGGAGGATCGTGTTGGTCACGTATTCGGTGAGCATCGCGTCCTTGGCCTGGGATAGGGTCGTCGAGGTCATCAGAAGATCTCCGTTCGTAGGGTCTTCCGGAACTCGCGGACCGTGCGGTTGACGGCCTTCTGCACGAAGCCGGGTCCAGCCTGACTGCTGTTGCCGTCGTTCAGCTCCACGATGTAGGGGACGGAGTTGTTCACGCCGAGCTGCTTGTCGTGCTTGAAGGTAGTGGCGACCAGGGCCACGCCAGCTTCCTGATCGGCGCGCGACGCGTTGTTCGCGCCGTGGACGGCGTTCGTTGGGCGGGAGCCCGCTGGGGATGCGGACGGGACACCGATGTATGGGATCCAGTTTGCACTGGCCCAACCGGTGTCGATCGGGGTGCCGCCCTCGGACGGAGCGGACGAGAGGATAGCCACTAGGTCTAGCGCTAGCTTCTTCATCACGTCGTTGATGAACCTGTCCAGCTCATCGACGACCACCTGGACAGAGTTCCTCGCCATGATGATCAGACCAGCGTTGCCAGCTTGGCCTCCAGTGCTTTCTTGCCGTGGACCTTGGTTCCGTCCTTGAACAGGAACCATGCGCCACCGCGGTCTTCGTAGAGAGGGGCCTCGGCCTCGTCGCGCTCGTGGACCTGCAGAGGGGTCATCGGAACCCCCTTGTCGTAGTCCCAGTTCTTCAGGGCGATGCGGTCGGCCTTCCACCAGATGCTCATCCGGTGGCGGTCCTGCGCGAGGTAGTCGGGAACGTCGTCGCCCACCGAGCAGCGGCCCTCTTCGAGCTGCATGCTGCTGGTGAAGATGAACGGACCGTTCGGGTCGAAGACCTGCTTCCAGTGCTTGATGACTTTGTCGTGTGCCATGAGGTGGTGCTCCGTTAGGATCAGGAGGTGACGTTGCCCAGATCGACGTAGATCAGGGTGACCGTGCCGGTGACGGTCAGGGTGTCATCGGCGGTCGTGGCCGCAGCGAGGTTCAGGTAGACCGCGTTCGTCGCGGCGTCTGCGATCTGGTAGGGCATCGGGATGGTCGACTGGTCGGCCGAGTGTGCCTGCCACGCGGGGCTGGCGTCGGTCGCGGTCAGCGTGTCCAGCTCGATGATGTCCTGCATCGTGGACGACAGAGTCGCGTTGCTCGCGGCGGCCGAGCCCAGGGCGAGCGTGATGTCGGTCGCGGCTTCGAGGCCGTTGGTCGTCTCTCCCTTCACGCACTCCAGGTCCACCTCGGCAGCGAGGTAGAGT